ACGATTTTTTAACCACGGTCTACGGTCTACCTCTAAAAGCTAACGCGTATCCTGTGGTACATCTGGTACAAATTCTGTTTTTTGGTAAAAAACCCAGTAAAAAAGCCCATTTCAGGTGTACCGGTACGCTGTAAAACAGCTGGTACACTGCTGGTACACTCGGTACACCTCGTATCCCTGTGTATTGTCTAGCGACAAGTAGTTGATACTCGGTGAATCCACATCGCTCACGCGATGATAGTAGTCCTTCGGACTGATGATAGTAGTTGGCACACCGCGATCCATGGCCAAAAAAAGAAACATGAAGTTCAAGCTCAATGGCTCGAACTCCATGCTCCTAGGGGGGACTAAGCTACATCCCACATGAGTGCTAAGAATGTACCTACTGCTGATAATACAAGTGATACGAAAAGCATCAGTTGTAAGATACCCCAGCTGCTCCAACCAAAGTGACCTAGAAAGTCTAGGAACATAATTGAAGCAAGGGCAGTAGACATTCCAAATAACACCAATGTGGATAATCTAAGGAATATGTCATACATCTTTCTTCTCCATTTCTTCTGGATGAAACAAGTGATGAAACTGCTGTTGGAATTCCTCCCATGATGCATCTTCATTATCTTGACACCAACGTTCGAACGTCTCCATTCGTACATCTTCTAGAGATTGAGTAGTATCAATGGGCGGTGAATCCGAAGACTCACCGCTTTCTTCTCTTTTGGAGAGAGATTGACCTTCCTTGATCCCATCCAAAGCTGAACCAAGAGCTCTGTTCGCTACACCAAGACCGAAGCCGAGGCCAACGAAACCAAGCTTGACTGCTTTAGATGTGATGCCTGCTGCATCTTTAATTATCTTTTTCATTACTCTCTCCATTTTCAACAAACACGAACAATGGCTCAGGGTCACCATCCGTACCAAGTTTAGGCATAAAGTCTAAGTGCATAGTCACCTTACCATCAGCGCCAGTTACCTGACGACCAACAGTAGGCCAACGATTCTTAGTTACTTCATTACCACTTTCATCTGTAGTTTTATAAGATCTACGAACTTTGATTGATTTTACATTTGACATGTTACTCTCCATATAAGAATTAAAATACACTAGATAGATAACCATCTAGTACCTACCCAAAACAAATTAGATTAACAGCGGAGTTGTGTAACAACTTCGCGACAGCCGAGCGTAAGCGAGGGTGCAAAAAACAAACAAGGTTCCAAGCGACAAAAACAGAAACAAGGTTCCAAAACAAAAAACAGGGGACGGGGGGCTGTGATAGTGATAGTAAGATACCCTGCGTGAGCAGTAAAATCCTGTTTTTTCAAAAAAAATTTCTACAAAAAAATTTTCATAAAAAAAATTTATGGTATAAAGTAGCAAAACATGAGTACCAAGAAGTGTACTACTTGTAATAAAAGATACGACTTGAGTCATTTTGCAGGTAGTAATGCTAGGGGTGATTACTCATTTAAGAAGTGCAAAAAATGTCGGAATCGGGCAAAAAATAGTCACAAAAGTGACAACCCGTACACATATCTAAGACATGTTTTCACTCAGTTGAAATATTCAAGGAGAAAAAGAGATCCAGACTTAGATTGGGAAATCGAGGTCGACAATCTTATTGAAGCATGGGATCGACAAGAGGGTAAATGTGCCTTAACAGGTTTGTATATGACATATCATAAAGATGGTACTGGCAAAAAAGATTTGAACGTTTCTGTTGATCGAATAGATCCGGGCGTAGGTTACCTACCCTACAATATCCAATTAGTTTGTAATCGCGTAAATACTTTGAAACACGTATTGCCAGAAGATGAATTGTATTGGTGGTGTAAAAATATAGTTTCATACAAAGAGGGATAATGTCAGAAAACGATAATTTTGAACAAGAAAGGGCTGAGCTACAGTCGCATTACCCATATCTTGATATACCGCTAAACGAGCTAAGTACCCAAGAAGAAAGATTATTGTTATTTCACTTACGAGGTATGTCCAAAGCTGCAGCCGGTAGAGCAGCAGGCTATCAGAATACAGAACACGTATATAAAATATTTAAAAAACCTGCTGTACAAAAGGCGCTGGCCCATTTACGTAGGGAATTTAAAGAAGAGATAAAGTTCGATAAACAGGCGGCTACAAGCATGTATCTAGAAGCGCACCGTAAATCTGCGACAGCTACCGAAGAGAAAAATATCACTGATTCGTTATGTAAGCTCCACGGTCTATTTGCACCAGAACATGCAACTCAGATAAACATAAATTTAGATAGAACTGTAGAACAGCTTGAAAAACTACCAGATGCGGAGCTTCTCAAGATAGCGGGTAGTGATAATCAGTATTTATTACCAAAAAGAGATGGAAATAAAGAAGATTGAATGCATTACATGCAAGGTATCTCATCCGGATACTTTGTACCCAAGCGATGACGGTATCTGTGTGTACTGTAAAGCCGATGAAGCCGAGCGAATCGAAGAGCCTCAAATAGAGGTTGAAGAAGAAAAAACACCCGAAGAAACTGAACAAGAAAAAGCGCAACGTGAACTTGCGTTACGAGCCTTGGCCCGTAAACATTTGTTACCATTCGTTGAGCGTTTCAACCCAGACTATGTTCCAGGTTGGGTACACAAGGACATTTGTCTACGGTTGGAAAAGTTTAGTGAAGATGTAGAAAACAAAAAGTCACCAAGACTTATGTTATTTATGCCACCTAGACATGGTAAATCTACTTTGGCATCTGTTGCGTTTCCAGCTTGGCATTTAGGTAGAAACCCAGAACATGAGTTTATTAGTTGTTCATACTCTGGATCGTTGGCCATGGCTTTTAGTCGAAAGGTTCGTCATCAATTAAGAGAACCTAATTTTAAGAATGTTTTCAATGGGGTATCGTTAGACCCTAGTTCGCAGTCCGTAGAATCATGGAATACAACCAAGGGCGGTGGTTATGTAGCAGCGGGTGTTGGTGGTGGTATTACTGGTAAAGGAGCGCACGTGCTCGTCATCGATGACCCAGTAAAAAACAGAGAAGATGCCGAATCAGAATATAACCGTGATGCTGTGTGGGACTGGTATACATCAACTGCTTATACACGTCTGGCTCCAGGGGGCGGTGTACTCGTAATTTTAACAAGATGGCATGATGACGATTTAGCAGGTAGATTACTACAAGCGGCAGCAGGCGGTGCGGATCAGTGGGAAGTAGTCAAGTATCCGGCTCTGGCAGAGCAAGACGAGAAGTTTAGAGACGAAGGCGAAGCGCTTCACCCAGAGCGATACAGTCAAGAAGCGTTAGCCCAGATTCAAAAAGCAATCGGGCCGCGAGACTGGTCAGCCTTGTATCAACAGAATCCAGTATCCGATGAGGGTGAATATTTTAATCGAGAAATGGTGCGTTACTATGATGAGATGGATATTGACTTTGATCGACTACGTTACTACTGCGCGTGGGATTTAGCGATCGGGCAAAGGGAGCGTAATGACTACTCGGTCGGTGTCGTTGTTGGTGTCGATGAGTACGATAACCTCTATGTTGTAGATTGTGTCCGCGGTAAGTATGATGGTTTCGAGTTAGTAGAACGGATACTGGATCTGTATGAAGAATGGCAACCGCATGTTGTGGGTATTGAGAAGGGTCATATCGAAATGGCATTAGGTCCGTTTCTACAAAAACGTGTACGCGAACGTGGACTCAACGAAGCGTACTTCAAAGACTTGAAAGTAGGACGTAGAGATAAAGAAGCAAGAGCTCGTGCAATACAGGGACGAATGCAACAAGGCATGGTATACTTTCCGAAAGATCCAGTTTGGGTCGGTCCTCTAATCGCAGAACTTTTGCGTTTTCCGAACGGAGCTCACGATGACCAAGTAGATGCATTAGCATGGATCGGGTTAATGATGACGGAGTTCGCTACGTATGTAGAAAAAATTGAGCATGTACCTTCTTGGCGAGATAAACTAAAATATCTGACTAAAGGGGAAAAGCGTAAAAGTGCTATGAGTTCTTAATGTATCATAAAAAGAAAAAGAAATTAACTAAAGAAGAAGAGCATCTAATAGCTCAGAATCAATTCGAACGTTACGAGCGTGCCCGTGATAATGGACATCTCGAATATATTGATACCGCTAAAAAGTGTGATGCTTTTTACAGAGGTAACCAATGGGATCCGGCAGATGTAGCAGTGCTAGATGATGAAGGACGTCCCGCGTTGACCATCAACACCATACTTCCCACCGTTAACACCGTACTTGGTGAACAAAGCACAAGAAGAGCAGACGTCAGTTTTAAACCTAGGGGTAATGGCAACCAAGATATAGCAGACGTACTTACTAGATTATATTTACAAATATCAGATAACAACAAATTACATTGGTTAGAGTCGCAAGTATTTGCAGACGGCTTGATTCAAGACCGAGGTTACTTTGATGTGCGTGTAGATTTTGATGACCACATTCAAGGTGAGGTGAGGATAACTACTAAAGACCCACTAGATATCCTCATCGACCCAGATGCAAAAGAGTATGACCCTAAAACTTGGAATGAAATATTCGAAACTAAATGGATGAGTATTGATCAAATAGAAGAACAGTATGGTCAAGAAAAAGCAGATCAACTTAGAACTTCGGTAGAGTATGGCGCAAGTATGGGTCAAGATTCTGTTGAGTATGAAGAAACTAGATACGGAGATACTTACACAGGTGTTGAATACAATCAATCAGCCACGACTAACCCAGAAGAAAACAGAACCCTAAGATCAGTTAGAGTTATTGAAAGACAATATTATCAATTAAAAGATTGTATGTTTTACGTAGATAGAGTAACTGGTGACATGCGTCCAGTTCCAACTACTTGGGGTAAGCGTAAAATGCAGAAGTTTGCTGATGATTACGGCTTAGATATTTTAGATAAACCAATGCGTAAAGTGCGTTGGACAGTAACTGCGGATTCAGTTGTGTTACATGATGACTGGTCCCCATATGAGTGTTTTACTATTGTTCCTTACTTTCCATACTGGAGAAGGGGTAGACCTTTCGGTATGGTTAGGAACTTAATATCCCCCCAAGAGCAACTTAACAAGATAAGTTCACAGGAACTTCATATAGTAAATACTACAGCCAACAGTGGTTGGATTGTAGAAACTGGATCGTTAAACGGTATGACCGCTGATGATCTAGAAGAACACGGTGCGGAAACTGGTTTGGTACTAGAGTATAATCGCGGATCCTCCCCCCCAGCGAAAATACCACCGAATCAGATTCCCACCGGCCTAGATAGAATTAGTCAAAAAGCCGCACTTAACATTAAACAGATTAGTGGTATTAGTGATGCTATGTTAGGTACAGATAGTCCAGAAGTATCTGGTATAGCTATTCAAGCAAAACAAAATAGAGGTATCTTGATGATTCAAGTACCACTAGATAATTTACAAAAAACTAGACAATATTTAGCAGAACATATCTTACGTTTAGTACAGCAGTACTACACAGAAGAAAGACTTATTCAGATTACTGATGAGTCTGACCCGATGAAGCCTGGTATACCATTGGTAATAAACCAAACAACTCCAGAGGGAGAGATAATAAATGATTTAACTCTTGGTGAGTATGATGTAGTTGTGGGCACTATGCCTACTAGAGATAACTTTGATGAGGTGCAGTTTGCTGAAGCAATACAACTTAGACAAGTTGGTGTACCAATACCAGATGATTTAATTGTAGAATACTCACACATGGCTAAGAAAGCTGAACTCGCACAGAGAATACGTATTATGCAGGGTATGGAACCACCATCTGAAGAACAAGCAGCAATACAACAATTCCAAGCTGAAGCTGAAATCAAAAAAGTACAGCTTGAACTTGCGAAGATGGAAGCTGAAGTACAGAACTTACAATCTCAATCACAACTTAATGCAGCTAAGGCACAAGAATCCGCAGCTGATCCACAGTTAAAAGCGGCTGAGATTCAAAGTAAAATGCAAATGAAGCAACAGGAACTTGCCTTACGTCAACAGTTATCAGCATTAACTAATGACATGAGGAAAGGACAGACAGAAACCCAAGCAGCATCTAAGATTGCTGTTGAAGCTATGAAACCAAGAGGAGGTAATAACCGTGGCTAAAAAAGATAATACAACTGAAACTGAAGACCTAGTATTCGATGGAATGCCAGGAGCAGATGCAAAAACTGAGGAGGACGTAGCGCCTTTTCAAGTAGATATGAACTTTGAGGAAGAAGAACAAGAGGAGGAAACTCAAGATGAACAAACCGAAGAGGAACCTAGCGCTGAGGAAACAACAGAAGAAGTTGCAGAGACAGAAGAGGAAGAAGCTCCAGTTGCAGAGACAGAAGCTACAACAGAAGAAGAACCTACAGAAGAGTTATCAACAGATGATGAACAACCTGTGGACACAGTGGCGGAAGATGCGCAAGTAGAAGAAGCTCCAGAGACAGAAGAAGTTGTAGAAGAAGTTGTAGAAGAGCCCAAAGCTCCTATGGTGCCTAAGTCTAGGTTAGATGAGGTACTTGCAAAGAACAAAGAAATGCAAAAAAAGCTTCAAGATATTGAAAAACAAGAAAATGTTGAAGAAAACAAAGCACCAGAATACGATTTTGTAGCCAAAGAGAAAGAATACCA